AACGCTGAGTCCTGTAACGCATTAGCACCATACTGTTGTCCTGTCATGGCAGTTGCTCCTGCGTTTAATCCCATCTGGAATGGTTGTTTAGCTAAGTCTTCTAGTCCTGATTGTTGCCTCAAGTAGTTCTGATACGGTGACAAAGCTGCTGTCATCGCATCGTACCCAGTACCCATCAACCCACTAGCTTTAGTTAGCTGTGATGTACCAAAGTTTATCTGTTGTTGTGCAGCGTCTTCAGCTCCTGCTGCTAACTGTAATCCACGCCTGTTTCTACTTTCTTGTAGAGCCTTCAGCATTGGGTTACCACCAGCACCAACACTTAAACCAGTGGTTCCTCTACCAAAGCCCATAGCAAGTAATCTCTGCTCTTCCTCAATATCATAAGGACGTAATGCAGCCATCTGTTGTTGCATATAATTCTGTCTTGCTTGTTCTGGAGTATCAGCTAAATAATCCTGACCCAGGTTAAACAGACCCTGTGCTGGTTCAGCATACTGTTGAGCAAAAGGAACAGCCTGTTCAGCAGTGGTTAAACCTGTCTGCATCAAGTTACCAAATCTAGCTTGGTCTGCTTGAACAGCATCAGAGGCAGTGTACCCAGCAGACTTTAATTGCCCTGTGGTAGGATCAACCTCAAAGTTAGACTGTCCGTAGAGTGTCTTAACATCAACAGGTCTGAAGAATCCTTGCTGACCAGCCTGAGCCATACGAGCAGCGTACTGTTGGGATGTTTCCCCTGCTTGTTGAGCAAGTTTCTTGCTTGCCCCGTACTGACCTATAGCACTACCTGCCATTGACAAAGCAGGATTTCCTGTTGCCATCCCTGCTATCTGCATAGCTGGACCCGCTACTTTTGCTATACTCGAAAACATTCCCATTTCTTTTTCCTCTTTAAATTAATCTGTTACCATTTCAGTAATGGACAAGTGTTTCGCTTCCACATAACTTTTGTAATAATCACACAACCACACTCTGTACAAAATCCTAACTTACTCTGGTCACACACATTACAAATACTTTTACGTTTATCTTGTGTCTCTTTATCTACAAACTCTGTTACCATGTAAAGACTACTCCACCATCATCACCGTGATTGTTAGAGCCTTCACAAGCAGCACCTGCACCACCCTTACCAAACCCTGTTCCATTAGTAGGGCCTGCTGTTGCAAAGTTTGTTCCACTAGGAAAAGTAGCGTTTACAGTAACTCCTCCTGCTGCTGTGTGTAGTACAGTAGCTCCTCTCTTAATAGAAGTAGCACCACCTGAAGTTCCAAGTCGGTATCCTTGTTGGAACCCTGGATATACCCCACCAGTACCACCAGTACCTACTATAACTGTCAGCGTTTCACCTGCTGTGACAGCAATTGATTGGTTTGCAACAGTTGCTCCAGCAGTTGCCGGATACCCTGAGTAACAGTCTCCTGTGTGTTGTCCTGATCTAGCACCACCACCAGCACCAGACATATTTGTCATGCTTAAAGAGTAGACACCCTGAGGAACTACAAATGATGAAGTCCCTGAAGTAAATGTTTGATTACCGGCTACAGGAAAAATCTTTCTCCATGTTCCATTGTCATTAACATGAGTCTCTTTGATGGTTCTCCATACACCACCGTCCTTGACAAAAACTTCGTCAGGCTCTATAAAACTTCCTGCATTGTTAACGTGTAAAGTCATTAGTATTTATACCAGATGTCACCGTTTGATCCACCTGAAGGAGATGCTGTAGAAACAGTCCTTGCTCCTGCTGCGTTAGTGCCTACAGTTACAGTATTAACAGTAGTCCCCGTCAAGGTTCCTCCAGTAACGCTGACTGCATTAGAGTTCTGTGTAGACATAGTACCCAAACTACCAGTAGCGGTAGTTACAGCACTTGTAACAAAAGCAGTAGAAGCTATCTGTGTGCTGGATGTACCAGCAGTAGCTGTAGGAGTGTTAGGTGTTCCCGTAAATGTAGGACCATCTAGATTAGCTTTAGATTGGATAGCAGCAGCAATAGCGTTATACTCTGCATCAATCTCTGAACCTTTAATAATCTTATTTGGATCACCCGATGATAGTCCATCTTTCTGTGCAAAGTTAGTTGCTTTTGTATAGTTACTCATACTTGTCCTTAAATTGTTTTACCTGCTTTAACATAAATATCTATCTTTTGTATTGACAGTGGAGCAGTGTTTATATCTGCTTCAAAACCTAACTGCATAATAGAACCAGAACCACCTAAGTTTGACTGAACTTCTTCTAACACTAGACCACTAGAGTATTCTGCAATAGCGTACTCACCGATATTATATTGAAATACTGTTCCTGTTCTCAGTTGTTTAGTTATAGAACGGTATGAGTTGATATAATCAAAGCCATACTTTAAAGCTACGTTTTGTCCGATACCGCCTACAATTACAAAGTTAGCTTTCTTTAGAAACTTTAATGAAGTAGGCGCACCTAAGTCAAAGAAGTTTGTGTAGTACCTGAGTCTGTATGTATCTGCGTTGTCTGTAAATCCAAAGTACTTACCTATGTAACCTTCTTTACCTACAAACAAATCACCTGTGTAGGTAACGTGTAATGCTGCAGGTTCAATACCATCCCAGATGGTTACCCGTGCTGCTCCATTCTCTAGTCTGCCTCTTAGATCAAAGCAATAAACATACTTAGATGTTGGCAGTGTTAACAGATAGAAAGCATCTTTAGGATAGTAGGTAGCTTTAATCTTTTCTCTGTTGGTTTCTGACTCTACAAAAGCTACTAGCTCATCCCTAACATTAAACGATACATCATTGATAGGTGCTGACTTTTCTTGGATAACTCGTGACAGACTTCTTACACCAGACTCAGACAAGAACATAACGTCTGTACCTGTGTTGACAATACTGTCTCTAGCAATACAACCGATGTTAGCAACTAAATCAGACAATACCAGTGTAGTTACATCAATAGGATTAGCGTAGATAGCAATGTTTCTTTTACCAAATATAATTAAGAAACCGTTGTGCGGTGCAATACCTACTATCTCATCTCCGTTAGGAAAGACATCAACCAATGACAAGTAACCTGAGTCACCTGTTGCTAAGTTAGTACCATCGAGTAAAGCACTGAAATATAGTGTTTGTTTATCGTTAGCAATGTCAGCCCACCATGTTCTACCGTAAGCACCTATAACTATGTTAGGCTTAAAATCACTAGCAGAAGCATAAGTAGTAGGGACCGATCCAGCATCGCTAAGTAAGTTAAAACCATAAGCACCTGTATGTGCATGATCTGCTCCAAGCTGATGATAGACTAAAGGGAGGTGTCCGGCTTGTGCTAAGTAAGCATGAGGTTTAGCAGTTGGTCCTTCACCAAATACAATACTAGCACCCATCCATTCGTTAGCTGTAATAGTGTAAGCAGTTGTACCTGTGCCTGCTGCGTCAGCTACTGTACCGTCAACAGCAGTAACTAAGGTAGCAGAACCACCTGCTCGTGTGAATAATTTATTGTTACCACCTGCGAATGTAACATCAGGGTTAGGAAGGTTGTACAAGAACTCTACTTTGTTAGAAGCTAAGTCAGTATTTAAAGCACTGTTTACTTTAGTCCATCCACGCCTGGCTCCAATCCTACCAAACTTATCAATCACACAGTTGTAGGCTTCTAGCGCATAACCAGAAGATAAATCAACACTACTCTCCTGTGTATTAACACCAAGAAAGCCTGGTGCTGATATTGAAGAGGACTGTAGTCGACCTGCCATTATACTGCTGCCCAGATGTACTGGTCGTTCTGTCTGCTCTCAGCCATAGCTATGTGGTCTGCTAGTGATAGATCAGCCAATGCTGATGCATCTTGTACTGATAGTCCTCCGTCTTCACCACGCTCTGCTACAGCCATTGCATAGGCATATTTAATAACAGGCTCACTGGGAACCAGTAAGGTAGTTGAAGCATCTGTTAGTGCAGGTTGTGGTTTGTATAAGTTAAAGTAAATGTTTTGTATTCCATTAGGGATAGGAAATAAATCTACCTGTGTGTCCCCATTAACGTCTACACCATTGAAGTTATAGAATGTTGGGCTGCCTCTTTGTGGGTTGTTGTTCAATAGAAACGAGTTCATCTGACTAGAGGTCTTAGGGTTTAAGAAGTAGTCTTCTTCAGCGTGAATAACATCCATCACCCTAAAGCGTTGACCCGCCCCTGTAAGGACGTAGTTAAAGAGATCATTAGAGGTAGTGACTGTTAGTGTTTCTGTCAATACGTTCCACTGAAAAGAATCTTCTACCAGTCTCTTAGCATCATTAACAAAGGTGCTGATTAGTTTAGAGTAAGGCGTATCTGTCGGAGCAGTTACTTCAGCCTCTCTCAGTCTTACTAATACATTGTTGACAACTTCTAAATAATTCATTCTTATCCTCTAGCTTTCTTCTTCGCAGTAGCTGAAAGATCACCGTAATGATACAAAGGTTTACTGGTCGCTGTATGTGACTTGTTAGTATGTAACTTACCGTCAGGCATTTTGTGGTAGTTACCTGACCAAGTTTTTCCTTCTTTTAAGTAATGCTTTACACCCTTAGCCATTACTTCTTAGGCTTAGGTTTTGGTCGAGGTGCAGGTGCTTTCTTCTTTTTACCGTATCCGTACATTGTTATCTCCTTAGTTATGGAATTGTGTTGTGATTGAAGGTGCTAAATTCATGCTGACCATGTAAGTTATGGTGCTGCTTGTGCCACTATTCTTTACTCTGAGTATGTCGTTTTCTTTTAAATCTATCTGTAAGTTATTTAGCAATAAATACTCACCGTTAGTAGACTGTAATGTTTTAGCGTGAGCTAGTGGGTACTCTGTTGTTGTAGCACTGTCGTACCAATACAAGTCAGCATCTTCGTTACCAGCACTGGCTAAGATATAAATCATGTGTATCTCAGCAGTATTCTTTGCTGGTACAGTATACATATCAACCTTTGCGCTATCGTTTGTTCTTGTTTTTACGGCTGTTACGTTTCTTGCCATGAATTAATCTCTCTATTGAGTTGACAAAGCCTGCCCATATCTCTTGAGGGCTGGGTAATAACCAACCTAGTACCAATAACAATAAATACCACATGGGTACGTTAGTGTTATTCTGCACTAGACTGTCTACCTTTGATGTATTAATGCTGGTGTCAGTTTCCTTCTGACTTACATTAACATTCTCACCTTCGATCTTGGTGTTCTGCTGATTAGCAACTACTTGTTGTGTGTTCTCTTTTCCTACTTGAGCATTAGCATTAACATTAGTACCTGAGTTACCTGGTAGAACTGCCTTTACAAGACCTAAAGCACTACAACCTTGAAGAAGCATTATACCACAGACTGATAGTAAAGTCAAGTACTTTATGTTCATTTCTTAATGATAAGATCAACAAGCCATCCGAAGGAAGCACCTAGAATAAGCAGTAAAACACCTGCACCCTTCCACTTAGACATCAGATTAGACAGACATCTAACGTCTATGCTTAACTGCTCCATCTGACGCTGTAGAGATTCTACCTGAGCTTCGAGTCTACCTAACTGCTTGTCGTTGCTGTTGTCCATCAAGTAGCCTTTTTCTTAACAGTACGTTTAGCTTTCTTAAATGCCTTATTCGTAGGCGCACCAGGACTACCTACTTTTCTCATACGTTCATCAGAACCTGCTTTAATGCGTTCACGTTTAGCATGAATGTTTGCGTATAATCCTTTAGCCATTACCATTTCTCCTTATCTGCCCAGTAAGCTGCTGACATTTTACCTTTGGCTATGTTCTTAGCGTGTCTGGCTTTAAATGACTTTTGTCTAGGGGTTGCTTGTTTGTCACCTGTCACACCCTGCTGACCAAACCTAATAGTTTTAATCTTGTCGCCTTCTTTAGCCACAACAACATGAGACTTCTTAGGATGACTGGGTGTACGTTTAGGTTTGTTAAAGCCTGATACACCTGCTCTTTCTAGTTTAGGATCTTTCATACTTTACCTCGAGTTAGATCGTTTCTTAGCGATCCTGATTTTCTTTTTACGTCTACTTAACTTACTGCGTTTAGGTAGCGGGCGTGTGGTTTCTAGTTTTAATCGAGCCATCTCTTGTTACCAAGATGTTACAGGTTCTTTAGAGAATGCAATCTGAGAGGCTACTACATCCTCAGCATGGCTACTGAACTCACCGTCAGCGTCTGAGCATGTCCAGTGTACGTTTGTTACAAATGTCTTGCTATCTAGTTGTACAACGTCCCAGGTGGTCATTTTAGTTTCCTCTCGGTAAGCGCTTTGAAAGCTTCTTTCAACTCGTTAAACAAGTTACGTTTCATTTAGGATATTTTAGTTGGCATTGCAGCTTTGATTGCGTCTGTTGTGCTTGCGGCATCAATAGCTATTTGCATATCGTTATACTTTGTTCGGATAATAACACGGGCTTCTTCAGCAACTACAGCCTCTGATGGAATGGTTGCTTTAATGTCCAGCGGAGCAAACTCAACTGAGCGAGCAGATCGGCGAACATTATGTGCAATGTCTTTTGCTTTGCTGATGTTTACTGTAATCATGTCATCTCCCATGCGTTGCGGAAAGTGCGGTCTGTTGGAATGTCTGCAACGTCCACGATGCTGTAAGGCTTGCCGTCAGGTACGTCTTTGGCTGCAATCTGTTCGATGGTCAGTCCACAGTCGGCGGGGACAATGATGGCAACACCACCTTCATCTGTTTGATATATAATTCTTTTCATATTGTTCCTTTTAGCGGAAGATTGTAAGTTGACCAGCTGCTGTATCTTGCATGCTATAACCTGAAGGGTATGAATATCCCGTGTTTATACGCACTGATGTCGTTAAAAAGGGGGTTATTACAGACGATTGTCTTATCATTGCAGAAGCTCCAGTGGTGATATAAGCTGCGGAAGTAGATGCAGAATAATTAACATCTTGCATCGCAGTAGTAAAATTAACCGTGTAATCCCCAGTCCCGTTATCAGTAATACTACTCACATTCCCACTGGCTCGAATAGCTACCGTCCCAATGCCGTTGAAATTAACCCAAGCCCTGCAAGCATACATAGGTGCGGAACCTGTTACATTTAATTCCGTAGCTGTTAGATCACCTGCTGTCGTCTGAACACTAGCATCACTGAACACTAGATTCCCTGCTAACGTAGATGTACCATCACTACTCAGAGTAATGTTATCAACAACAGCACTCTCATGTTTTAATGTTGTTACTTCAACAGTACTCATTGCTCAGTTTCCTTTGTTAGTTGGCTACCAGCCGCTTCCCAGCACTCTTTTAATAAGTCTTCGTAGCTGTCATAACCACCGCCTAATGAGGCAAACCATTGTTCAAAGGTCATTTAGGATACTCCAGTTTGATAGCAACAATAGCGTCTTGCCATGTGGTTGTTGAGTTAACTAAGTCATCAAAACGCATCTCGTCTTGGTTGAGTAGGTCGTACTTAGCTCTGCGTAGTTCTGAGTAAGCGTTAGATAGGACATAAGTATTATACTCGGTAGTCCATAAGTCTTGATCTGATTGGCTTGGGATACCACCAGGGAAGGCTACGATCTTTCCGTCCTTCGTACTCATGCCTGATTGATGATTAAACTTCCAACCTATGACTTGCGCTATCATACTGCTATCTCCGTGATTGTGATTGAGGAGGCTACTATCCCCCCCTGTACAGCAACATTAAATGTGGTCGTACCAGGAACGTCAGACCCTATACGTATTCTAAATGTTGTGGCCGATGTTGTGCCAGCTACCATTTTGTATGTAAATGTACAGGATTTGTTAGTGATAGCGGTTGAATTCATTTCAGCACGAGATGCTAATGCGCCAGCCGTTGCGTCTTGGAACAGTGCTGCTATTATATGATTGGTGGCAGTGTGTGATACGGCTACACCTACATGAATTATCAATATGTTCGATGCGTTTGTAGGTGTAATCGCCAACGTCATATACTCATTGCCCTCGGTAATCTGAGGGATGGTATTATCAAGGGGAATAGTAGTAGTCCCAGTAGCCGCTGCACCAGTCTGGAAATTAACCACCTGAATTACATTACCACTTCTCTGTAACGTATCAACAGTCCCAGTCTCATCAGGTAACGTCAGAGTTCTATCGGTACTGGAGTTAGGTGAAGCAACTGTGAAGATGCCTGTACCCGAGGCATGAGGCGTTAGTGAAATCTTAGACAATTCGGTTTCCTTTCTTACTCATTCTGTGACCTCAATCCAGTTGGTTG